AAAGTCCCATATTAATAAGTTTTTAATGTTATCAATTCTTTTTCTTTCATATAGGCATTATGTGCTTCTATTTCTGATTTGAAAGAACCTAAATATTTATAAGCACTTCCAATCTTAATTTTTGAGAACCACACATTGCCATTAAAATAAGCCCCGGTCAATCGCTCAATTCGCTTCTTTGCTTTGATGATGTTTTCACGACCAGATAATAGTTGCAAATTAGATATATGGCAATTCGTTTTGTTGTTGTCTATATGGTCAACAACCACACGTTTACCATTTCTTATTCCATTACCGAAAGCATCCCAAACCAACAAGTGTATGCGGTGACGCATCTTTTTACCGTCAAGCACAAGTTTTACAGTTGGATACCCATTGAAATTGATTTCATGCTGCATAACAACTTCGGGTGTTGTCCTTGTGCTTCCGTTTTTAGCATTCACCTGCCTTGGCAAGGCTTTGACCCTGCCAAAGTTTGAAATTTGATATATGCCACTGTATCCATCAATGTCTTTCCAAATTTCTTCCATGCTAATATCCCCATTTAAGGTTCGTACTTGACAATGATGTTTGTTTCACTGCCTTTACAATTTCTGGATTCCAACCCACTTCAAAAGTGGTTTCGATAAACTCCCCATCTGCCATGCCCGCCAATTGTATTTGTAATTTCACGGGTTGCAAACCGTCATTTTTCACATTGAAGCATTGACCATCCGGCAAAGAAAAATTGCTTTCTTGCAAGTTGTCAATTACTCCCATTTTGCCTATTTGGGCTGAAACCATTTCGCCCGACCTTGTTTCACTCATAATGAATCAATTTTTTGTTTGCAAATTTACTGTTAAATGTATTATAGTAATACACGATTGAATAACTTGGACATAACTTTTAAATTTATCCCGGCTTTAAAAGTCAATTACCAATTATTATCTTCCACTCCTCCATAAATCCAACCCGCACCTATTATGTTGCTTACTGTTGGATTATAAAAACCAGACACATTAACAAAATCCCTAAAACTACCGCCGTATATAGGAATTTTTTTACCATTACAATACACGAAAGTATGACTTGGTGAATCATCATTCGAGTTTAAAACTCTTACTTCCTTTCCAACCGAACCTATAAGTAAATAATTACGGGCGACTGTCGAATTTATAATTACTAAATCAACAGGGAATCCATCCGCATCACTTGTTGTACCATATAGTGGTATTTTATAATAAGTTTCTCCCATGGATGTAGAACCTATCTCTAAAGAGATATAAACGGTTTTTGTACCATCTAAACCGTTCGTATAGTAATAGCCAGATGTACCATTTCCATTTATATATAACACGTTTGAACTTTGCCTCCCAAAACTACCTCTACACCACATGTCACTACTATAAAGTCGATAACTCCTTTGGTTTGCTGAATCGTAACCTTGTTGAAACAAATCACCGGCAACCCATATTTTACCATCTGAACCAAAGGAAATACTTCCAACCACACTTCCACTTTCATTTACACAATTGAGTGTTTTGAAAGAGCCTGTAACGCCTTTTAATTCACCGCTAAAATCGCCACTTGTTGCATGTATTTCACCTGATACAGTTGCTTTTGTCATTACAACCGAACCGTCTTGCATTACCCGGAATGGTGCGGTTGCACGGTTTTCAAAAGATGCGCCCGCCCAAAACCGAATGGACGTTGCCGCCGTTCCGTTACCCGTCATACCCGCAAGGATTGTTGTTTCACTCCCTGCAACTTGGATTGTTCCACTTGTAACCAAACCGCCGTCAATAACAGTCTTCGTGTTATCGTATGCCACGCAAGTAACCCAATCATTCACATTGTATGATTGCCCGGATGCCTTGGCGGTTGCACATCGGCGCAAATCCGTTCCGTTTACCCACAAATCGCCAACATCATAAGGCGTGGTCGGCGTTGAAACAAACACACGGCGTTTCCCATCGGCTGTATCTTGGGCTTGTGAAGCTGCATTATAAGCATCAATTGCGGTTTGGTCTGTTATATCCACCCAAGCATAAGAACTTGAATATCGCTTCAATTTGTTCGTGGTTGAATTAAACCACATATCCCCGACATGCTTTGCCTTGATTGCCGTTGTTGTCCAACTTGCCGATGGGTCGGATGTTTGAAACCAAGATTCAATCTTGCCATCTATTTGATTCACCAAGTCGTTGATTTGCGTATTATACGCCCCGTTGATAAAGTTGGTCAATGCCGTATCATCTGTATATTTCGATGCAACTTCCCAATCGCTTGATGAATAAGAACCGGTCAAACGGGTGGTCTTGCATTTGTATATGCCACCACTTGCGCCTTGAACCCAAAGGTCGCCGATTTCATAAGGTGTCGTGGGTGTTGACGTGAAAACACGGCGTTTGGTTTGTGCCAATGCAAGTGCATCATTAGCCAATGCAAGTGCTTGGGCAACTTCTGAATCTTGCAATTCTTGCCAACTGTAAGTCGAACCATTTTTTATCCACCTGTACACTTTACCTGTATCGGTATTGTAGAACAAATCACCCAAATGGTCTTCTTTCAATTCCGTGGTCGTCCAATCACTTGCCGGAATGTTGCTTGTGGTCGGGTCGTAATCATAGAAGAATTGTTCAATTTGACCATCCAATTGGTTTTGGATTTCGGAAAGAATGCCGGGCAATGTATTGTTAATATAGTTCTTGGCTTCAAGGGATTCTTCACCCAATTCTTCCAATGTTTTTTCCGAACCATTGGATGTGAATACTATTCGACCCCCAATTTCAGAATTATCAAGGTCAAAATATGTCAGTCCGTCCGCTGATTCAATCCGCCCGGTTTTAATGAAGCGACCGTTTACCATAGTGAAGCCATAAGACAAAGCAACTGAACGGGCTTGTAATTCAGTATCGACCGAATTTAAAACTCCAATCCAAAAATGATAAAAGCTTGCATCTTGTTCGGTCTTGATTTGAGACGTTGAAAAGATAATTGACCCCGCCGTACCAACACGTTGACATTTTGCATATATGTAATATGCTTGTGAATCCGCGCCAAGGGTTGTTTCACCATCAGCCAAAACCCAAGAACGTGCGGATTCTTCATCAATGGTGTAATGTGTCAAAACACCACCGGTTACTTTAATGACATTCTTGTTGCCGTTATAGTTGGGTTGTAACACCGTATTGGTTAATCCAAATTGCATAGACTTTGCACCAACCGACAATGCAAGCGTATCAATTGAATTTGGCTTGATTTTGTCGGTGTAATAATCACCATCAGGGTCGAACACCATATTCAGAACTTCACGCGATGAACGCCAATTTGCACGGGCGCGCGCCGGGTTTTTAAGGTTGTTCATCTGAACAATCTTGTCAATATCCACAAGTTCGGAAATTACCCGGTTGGTGATATTGGTTGAAACCGTGTCGGAAATGGTCAATGAATAATCGTATTCATCAAGCAAATTGCGTGTCAATGACTGAACACGAACCGACTTGTCCACATCAATATCAGTATCTTTCACGGGTATGTAGTCGCCCGGCTGAAAGATGTTCACCGTTGAACCATTGCCAACCATCTTTTCCAAGAAAGACTTGGTGATACTCAAACCATATTGCACTTTGGGTTGACTGTTTTGGTCATAATAGGTGTTGCCCTCATTTGCAAGTTCGGATTCCGCGGCTTGCTCGTATGTATCAGGCAATGCAACATCAATCAACTTGTATTCATCGCCCGCGGCAAACTGAAATGCTATTGAACTATCAGACGGGAACACATTGCCCCGGTCGTCTGTTTGCTTTACCAAGGTGAATGTATGGGTCGCATGGTCGTATGCGTGAACCTCGAATTCATAACCCGCAAGATTCCCGGTATTGAAATGCACTTTGGCATTCGTTCCGTCAATCAAATATTTGGTTGTCACCCCATCAGCTTCAAGAGTATTCAAATCAAACATCTTGGTATCAACGAATTTCAACACCGAACCCGAAACAAGCCCCGTTATAGACCCGTTGAATGTAG